GGAACGAGGACGATCGCGCGATGGGCCACGGCCTACCCTCGCGAGGGCGACGCGACCGGCGCGGGCGACATGGACGCCCAGCCGGAGGACTGGAACTTCTTCCGGGCTTCTTCGACCGTAGCGCCCTTCAGAAGCGTCATATACTGCGACTCGTAAGAGACGGGCATTTGCGGATCGTTTGCCGATGCGCCGGAGAAATTCCGCTGGTAGGCGGAGACGTAGACCATGGACGCCATGATGAATAGGTCGGGCAGATACAGCGAGATGAACGTGCTGGGGTTGCTGGCGGACAGCGAGTCCGGCCGCACCGTGCCGACCAGTTCAATCGTATAGGCGGCGTTCGGCCACGGCCCGAGAACGAACGCGTTCTGGTTCAGCAGCGCGAAATACTGTGGCAGACCGGCCCCGGTGTTGCTCGGGTAGACCATGTTCAGGAAATCGGTCGTGGTCGAGAGCAGCGGCACGCGGGTTCCCAGTTCCGGGTTGGTCGTGCCCGCTGGCGAGATCAGGTTGATCTGTTGCAGCGTGACGAACGCGGATACCGGGATGTTTACCTGCCGAGTGCCGGATGCCGTGGCGTAACTGGTGTTTGTGGCCACGGTGGTCAGGAAGTCCAGGTCGCGGCACATCCGGTTTTCGGCGTAGGTGATCGCCTGCGGCAGAATGATCTGGAAATTGGCATCGTTTGAAGCCACGACCGCCAAGGTGGCGATCTGATCAACGTAGGTGGCGTAGGTGAGGCCCGTGGTCATTTATTGGCCATTACAGTCACGGTTCCCGACGAACTGCGCGCGACAAGCGCCCCGTCCGAGGACCGGCAGAAGACGACGAACCCCGTGGCGGGCGTGGGCACCGAAACAGCTACGAACGGTGTGATGTTTAGGCCGCGAGCGAGCGTCACGTCCTGGCCTACCGTCAGCGTGTTCGTGACCTTTACCGTGGGCGCGGGAAGCCCGCTTCCAAGCGTCACGTCGCCTTGCGCGTTCAGCGTCCCTGTCACGGTGAGCGACGCCACGGTGGACCCAATGCCGACGGCGTAGTCTTTGACCTGCGAAATCGTAATTCGCACGGACGACCCGGCCTGAACCGCTTCTAATTGCTCCGACCCGCTGAGTGCGATCGCCGCGGGCAGGTTCGGTATCTGGACGACGGTCATGTCAGAGGCCCTGTTTCTGGAACGCTGGTGTTGCCGGGAGGCACGCCAGGATCGTCGTTGCCGGGCGCGTTCGGGTTGGTGCCGGGACGCGTGTTCAGGCCGCCCGGGGGCTCGCCGGTTTGCTGCGGCACTCGCGTCCGGCTATCCTGGGTGATGCGCGTGTCGCCACCCCATATTGGCGTTCCCGTCACAGGATCGACTGTGTTCTGCCCCGAGGTCGTCCGATTGTCCTGGCCTGCCGCGATGAAGTCCATCGGGCGGGGATTCAGGATCGGCAGCGGATCAGCCGGGATGATTTTGGCACGCAACTGCTCCTGCGGGCGGTCCTGGCAGGGCGGGCACACCAGTAGCCGCAGGTTCACCAGCGCCGCGCCGGACCAATCATATTGCCAAGCCAAATTGACGTGGTTGTATCGGAATCCGCAGCGGTCGCAGATGGCGTGAGCCTGCGGGCTTCGCGCGCTGGTCCTCGCTCGGCCGGTGATGGACCCGTATGCCATGCTTAGGGCCTATAGTAGCCGGATAGCTGCGGCGCAATGTACATGTTCGCCTGCTCGATGTTCTGGGCTGCGGCGATGTCGTAAGCCTCGTCGGCCGCCGCCTTCAACGGCGTCGCCATCGGGGGGTTCCAGATGATCGCGAGGCGCGCGGCAAGGGCGTAAGCGAACGCCTCCAGCCATAGGTAGGGGATTTCCACCGTGTTGGCGTTTGTCATTTCCGCGTCCTGAATCTGCCGCACTCGGTAGTACTTCAGGTATTGCGCGCTCGTGCCGTCCGGGACGCACCACAACGTGATCGTCGGGGCCAGGAGCCGGTCGAACCAGAACGAGGATACCGTCCCTTGCTGGTCCTTGTTCGGATAGCTGGCGTATTCCGTCCGGCTGATCGGCAGGATGATCCGGTCGGTCTCGGTGGAGTTCTGCACGAGCGCCGTATAGGCGTCCAGAACGGTCACAGTGTTCGCGGCGACGGAGTACGTCGCGGTGCCTTGGACCAGCGGCACCGTCACGAGGTCGACGGCCCACAGGTTCACGCCCTGGTTGGCCCACCGTGACAGCAACAGGTTGGCGGACATGCGGGCTGTTTGGAAATGCTCGACCAGAAGGGATGTGTTGCGCAGCCCAGCGAGGTTGAACGCATACAGGACCAGTTTGCCCAGGGATGGGTTGAAGTCGTAGGTCCCGCTTGTGGTCATTTACCGCTCCCCGGCTTGCCTCACGTACAGAACAACCGTCCCGGACCCGGAGGTAATGTTGATCGAGACCGCCTTGCACGGAACCGTGAGGTTCCCGGACGCCGCGGAGTCCAGGCCGTTCATGCCGCCGACAGCGAACCAGGTCGCCGAAGCTGCGACGTAACCCGCGTCCATTGGGTCGTCCAGGGAGAACTCGATGTTGTAAGTCGCGGTGCCCGTCAACGTCGTGCCGAGGCCCACGTTGAACGGGTTGCCGAAATTGTTCACGGACAGGACTCCGCTCCTGCCCGTGCCCGCCTTCGACGTGTTCATCGCGGCTGACATCAGCCGATCTCTTTTGACGCCGTCGGGGACCTGTCGCCCATGTGCGCGGAGGACAACGGGGCGCTGTTCGATCCCGTTCGACCGCCCGAGGCGCGGGCTTTACGGGCTATGCCGCCTCTCTTCAACCCCAAGTCGGACGCGGTGTCGTAGGATTTCATGCGTTCACGATCCTCCGGGTCTGCCTGGGCGCGCATATCGCGCAGAAGCGCTTCTTCGCCGGGGGACGCGCTGCGTTCTGCGGACGTGTTGTATTTTGCCGTCAGACGGTCAGCTTCGATTTCTCCAGGCGTCGGGCCGGATTTTACGGCCACAGCAGGCCGCGGGCGTGGGGTGGGCTGGGGTTGCGCGCGCGCCGGTCCGGTGCCCGTCAGCGCGCCCTCGCCTGGGGACGGGCTGCGCGCGGGCTCGTAAGACCGGGGCGGCGGCGAACCGGGGGAAGACGAGTCTTTGCTGCCGTTGTAGCCGAGAAGCGCGGCGGCACGGTCGCGGCGGGTCGGACCGAGCAGGCCGGAACTGTAGCCGATCGGGTCGTTAGAAATGTATTTGGACGAGGACCCGGCGTTTTTGCGGATCACTTCGCGCTTGGGTTCGGGAGCCTCGTCGGGACGGCCACGCAGGCCGGAGCTTTCGCCGATCGGTTTGTTTTGGATGTATTTGGACTTCATGTCCTCGAACATCGACTTTCGCTTGGGGGTGTCCGTGCTACCGCCCTCGGTTTGGCCGCCGAACTTGCGCGGCTTCCGGCCAGCGTGACCCATCGCCTTCATGCCTTCGACCATGCCGACGCGCTTTATCTTGGCGCGACCGCCGGACTTGCGTGCCTCGGCTGCGTTCTCGACAGCGGAGTTGTTGTTGTTGGAACGGGCCGGGCGATCGTCCCGGTCCATCCGGGGCTCGTCCACGCCCATGTCCATCTTGCGCGGCCGGGAAACTTTGCGACCCTTCATGTCGGTGTCCTTACGCCTGTGCCACGCCGAAGAGGCCGGTGGAGGAAGAGATGTTCGCGAGGCTGGGGGACTGCGTAAACACCAGCCGTTTTGTGCCGTCCGACGCCGACTGAACCGCGTAGGTGCCGCGAACGTCACCTGTGGTCGTCGTCGCTGCAAGCGTCACAGCCGCCAGATACCCGGTGGTCGCGGTGATCGCCGCCCCGTTCCAGGTGATGTTGACATCGCCGCCCGCGTTGCCGGAGTAGTAGGCATCGGAACGGATCGGGAACCCGAACACGTCTCCGGTGCCGACCGACACGTTCGAGCCGGACAAACTGCCGCTGTAGGTGATCGAGGAGACGTATTTGAACGCCTTCTTGCCCGAAGCGAGGGTCGCGTTTGGCCCTGTGATCGCCTCCGACATCGGGTACCCATAGGTGTCGTAGCCGTTCACGGTGAACGTAGCGCCGCTATCGTTGCCGACGGACGTGATGCGGACGTTACGCGCGATTAAGCGGGATGGGTCCCACATGCGAACCGAGCCGTCCTGGCCAAACACGCGGGAAGACAGGCCCGCGGTGCCGGTGATGGTCGTGGACGTCACAGTCTGAGAGGCGGATACCTGATAAGTGCCGGTCCCTGCGAAGGTGCCCGTCAACTGCCCGATAATGTAGGTTCCGGCAGCAGCCCCGGTGGCGAGGACCATGCCGGGCAGTATGATGCCGGAACCGACCACGGTAACGGTCATGGTCGGCACAGCGGTTGACGTGGCCGCCGCGATGGATGCGGTCACACTGAACACCGGCCCGTCAATCAGCAGCGCGGACGCCACCGCCGCCCCAGTAAGCGAGTTGGTCAGCGATTGGCCGACGGTGATGCCGGAACCGGACGAGGATACCAGCGTCAGCGCTCCGCCGGACGGCACGGCAGCCGCGACGATGTTCGTGGCGGACATCGTGGACGGCGCGTAGGACGTGGTCAGGATGTTGTTCGTCCCCAGCCACCCAAACGTCGGGCGGTCGGCGGGACGACCGGGGGAGTAGGCGAACGGCAGACGCGGGTCCATGATGCCGGAGCCGTTGGTAAACAGCGACGGCGCGATCTGCCCGTTGTAGTCCGAGCCGGACGGAGACTGCCCGAAGGCAATCACCGGGCCGGAAAATGCGGTAATGCTCACGGTCTGGAACTCCTTACGAGGTCGGGAACGAAGCCCAGATCGAGCGCCAGTTGAAGTAGCCGAACGAGTAGCGCTCGTAGCCCGTGACGAACAGGTTTTGTGTCAGGAAGTCCACCTGCATGTCCGTCTCGAACGGGCGGCGCTCCATGTAGGACAGCCCGGCGATGTTCGTCATCAGGAACCACGCGTAGGCCGAGGTCAGGAAGTCGTTGACGATGTAGCCTTCGGACAGGCCGCCGGCCGCCGACTGTATGGCGTTCACGTCGTTGTCCGCGGTGCCGGGGCGCAGTTCCGTCTTGGTCAGGCGGATAGCCACAGGTTCGAGGTTCGGCGGGACGACCAGCTTGCGCGCACGGGCGAAGATTTTCAGGCCGGCGAGGTCCTGGAAGTTCGTGCGGATGGAGATCATGCCGTTCAGCAGCGATCCCTCGTTCAGATCGACCTGCGTGGTCGGCGTGTTGGCGATCGTGCTGCCATCGATTGGGTGCGCGGTGGAGCATAGGGCCACGCCGTCGCCGCCGATCGCCGCATTGTAGGTGGTGGCGGTGTTCAGAACGTTCGCGCCGTAGATTTCCTTGGTCTGGTGGAAGCTCTCGACCAGCCCGAGGTTCGACGACGGGAACTGCGACTTGTAGAGGTTGTCGTCAATGGCCTTGCGTGTGATCGCATAGCCAAGGCCGATCTCGTTGTGCTCCTGGTTGTAGACGTAGCGCTCGCCCGAACCGGAGTCGAACGTCGTCATGCCGCCTTCAGTCTTCAGACGGGCCGGTCCAAGGAACCGCATTTCGGCGGTGCGTTCCAGCGCCATGCCGGACGTGTACTTGGTGAAGATTTTGTCGAACTGCGAGGGGATTTGAGCGTATTTCCCCTCGACGCCACGGAGGCCCGGAAACAGAAGGTCTCGAATGGATGAAAGATTAACGGCCATGGTCGAGCCTCCTTACGAGATGCCGGTGGGACCAGCGCCGTTGGAGCGCATGATCTCGTTGTTGAAGCCGACAATGACTTGGTTATACGCCGTCGTCGGGTCCGTGCCGTTGAATCCCGGCGGGGACGTGACGAGGTCGATGACGATGAACGGGAGCGTCACGGTGGTTCCGAGCGTGTTCAGATACGCCCCGGAAAGCCCTGTGGCTGTGTTGCCGGTGCCGATCGCGAACTGGGCGTACTGCCCAATCGGCGAAGAGGTCCAGGTCGTGGACGTGCCGGTGATGTTGAACGTGGTGCCGTTGCCCTGCACCGTGAACCGAGCGTTCGGATCATCGATGATGTAGGCGGTCACGTCGCCGGTCGCGTCGGAGCCGGGCCAGAAGTTCGACCACACCGTGCGCTTCTGGGAGACGGAGGTGTATTTGCACCCCGAGAAGACGCCGGCCAGGTTCGTGGTCCCCGCCGCTGCCTGGGTGATATACCCGTTGGCGGTCGAGATGACCGGCATGACCGGGTCGCCTTGGTAGATCGCGGTCGCGTTGGTTGACGCGATTCGGCGGACGGAGGTCGAGAACGTCGGGGCACCGCCCGCGCTGCCGAAGGCTTGCATGAAGCCAAACGGCGCATTGGTATTCGCCATGAGAGTTCGTCCCTTTCGGGATTAACCTTCATCACGCACCGAGCGGACTACGGCCAATTGCATCAATCCTCTCACCGAGAGAGGCCAATCACACGCCTAGGACGCAATGCGCCGCGGCGTCAAGCGAAATCAATCCGGAACCTGGAATCTCTCCATGGTTTTTGACAGTTTCGGCGCGGTGCGGTCCATCTGGCCGGGTTTCGTGTCCGCCAGTTCGGCCTCCTTGATCCGCACCTGATTGACCGCTTCCTGATGGTCGCGCGCGCGAAACCGTTCGGTGATCTGCATGGGGCGTTCCATCAGCATCAGGCCGCTGCGGAGAATTGTCGTTTCGACGGTGCCGCGCGGCATCAGTTCAGGGTGCCGAGACGCCGGAACCGCCACCCAGCCGGTACTTGCCAACTGGACTTGATAGGTTGGGTCCTCGCGGTTGTAGACGGTGTGTCGACGCCACGCGTAGTCCCACCCGTCCGGGATGGAGTCCGGGGAGATGTAGAACTCGTCCTGAGCGGCCGGCAGATTCCCGCCGAAGTGCCCCATGATCTCGGCGGCACGGCGCTCAGCGGCTGCGCGCGGCGTTTCCGGTCGCACTTCCTGCCGCACGGGCGGACGAACGGGGGTTGTGGTCTGAGACATCAGTGCAGCTTCCCTTGTTTGGCCAGTTCGAGCTTATGTTTCGCGTATTGCTGGTAGGTGAGGCCGTTCATTCGGGCGACTTCCTGCTCATCGGCGGTCAGCGTGACCCTGTTGCTTGAAGAGCCTTGCGGGGCGACAGCGCCGCGCGATACTGGGGCGCTGGCGGGCGCTGGCGGGGGTGATTCAGCCTTGCGGATACCGTAGTGCTTCTCGATTGAGCGGAAATAGTCGTCCGTTTCGGCTTCGTAGCCGTCAGCCAACGCCATGTGGTGCGCGGCGATCAGCCGATTCTTGTTTGCCGCCGTCGCGATCGTTTCCGGGTTTTTACGCACCCAATCTGCTGCCCGAGGCGGAAGCGCCTGCGCGGTTTGCTCAATGTCGTCGGTGCGAACGGAGCGTTTCGGCTCCGCCGACCGGGCTTCCATGGCGGCGCGGCCACGCTCCAGGTCTTGCAGGTGGGCCGCGGTGGTCGTCATCTCCGACATAACGGCGGCGGCGACATCAAAATCGTCGACGGACAGCGCGGCGGCGTATTTCTGTGTCAGTTGAGACCGTGTTTCTTTGATCTGGGTGATCGCGGTCTCAACCAGCGTGCGATTAACGTCCTCGACCTCGCCTCCGGCCCGTTGCGCCTGCGCTTCGGCGGCGCGGCGGGCCGTTTCGGCCTCTCGAACGCGGTTTTCCGCCTCCACGAGTTTTTGTTTGAGGTCTTCGACACCCTCATCGAGCGCCATTTCCGGCGTTTGCGCGGGGGTTTCGGCGGTGTCGACGAGAATTTCTTCGTCGTCTGCCGGGACGGTCACAGTTTCGGACATGCTGACCTCAAAAGATGATTTCAGGGCTGTCGACGCGCATCCGAATGGACGTGTCGGACAGGATTCGGCACATGACGCCGCGAATTTTCAGCGCCCAGCCGTCCGATGCGCGGTAAACAATCCAGTCGTGCAGCTTCAGTTCGTCGTCCTTGAACCATTGGCCGTCGCCGGAGTCGAACGCCGTCGGCCCGTGTGCGACAATCAGGCCGACTTTGGATTGGAAGTCGTCTTCGGCTCGCACAGTATCGGGAAGGTAGATGCCGCCGGCCGTTTTTTCCGAACGGATATTGACCACAACCAGCACCTGGTTGTTCAGGACGTGAATACCCGTCAGATCACCGAGACTGTCGAGTATTTTCTGCTTTTCTTCGTTCATCGTTCCACCTGTTCAAGCGTCTGCTTCAGGATTTCCAGCGCGAGTTCCAGACCCGCTACGATACCGCAAACCCGTTTGTAGTCCGCGAAGTCCGCGGCGGACCCGGAAATCAGGGACGCCGCGTGCTCCGCTATGCTTTCGTTGACGCCCGCCTCGAACGCAGAGACGAGCGTCCGTAATGTGGCCACGTCAGGCGATCTTTTCCAGGCGGCCGACGCCGCTTCCGGCCCCCGCCGTCATGTGGTGCACGCGACCGCCAGCCTTGCGGGGCAACAGCGCTCCCGGCGGCGGGCCGGCCATCGCGCCCGGAGGCAGTCCGCCACCCATCGGCGGCATCGGGCCTGGGCCGGGCACGGGAACCGGCATCGCCCCACCGCCCATCGGCGGCATCGGCGCGGCGGCACCTTTGGATGGGGCCATCGAGATCACAATGTTGGTCGTGGCGGCCCCTTTGCCTGTGCGACCGCCACGGTTCATCGATCCGGGAAGCGGCGTGCCGGACTTCTTTGTGAAGCCCATGCGGCCTGTCGGGACGCCGGAGCGCTGCGTGGACGCGGCGAGTTCGTTCAGCAGTTGGCCACCCGAGGCACGGGCTTTGCGTGCCGTACCGCCGCGCTTCAGCCCCATGTCGGACGCGGTGTTGTAGGCTTTCATGCGCCCCTCCGGTTCCGCGCTGGCTGGGCCGGTGCCAGTCATAGCGCCCTCGCCTGGGGAACGCCGTTCTGGGAGGTCCCAAGTGCCGCTGTCAACCAGTTCGCCGGGCGTCGGGCCGGACTTCGCGGCCACGGTGGGGCGAGGCCGGGGGGAAGGTGTGGGCTGCGCGCTGCGAAGGCGGGACATAACGGTGGCAACGTCTTCGCCTGAAGGTGCGCTGCGCGGGGGGGCGCTCGTCGGCGAACCGGGGGAGGACAAGTCTTCGCTGCCGCCGTAGCCGGTCGGCGCGGCGGCGGCGCGGTCGCGGTTGTATTTGTCTATGCGGCGCTCGAACATCGATCCCTGCTTGGGAGCGGGTGTTTCGGGTGTTTTGTTCCCAAACAGCGACCTCAGTTGCTGCCACGCCGACTCCCCGCCCGCGCCGCCGCCCCCAGACCGACCGCCGCGCTTGAACCCGCCGTCGTGCGGCGCGCCGAACTTCTCGGCGTTGGCCTTCTTCACGTCGCGGTTGACGAAGTCGTTGACTTCCTGCTGGTCCAACTGCGCGCCGCGCGCCTTGCGATCGCTCCGGACAGCGGCTTTCACACCCTCGACCTTGCCGCCGCGCTTGCGCGCCTGCCGCGAGATGGGCTGCATGCCGGTCTTCGCGCCCGTGTTCATCGGCGCGCACGGCTCCCATGTGGACGCGTCCACCTTCTTCGAGTCGCCGTTCGCCAGTCGGTGAGCCTTGGCTTTTGCCGTCGCCCGCAGTGCCTTTGGATCGATCATTTGCTGCTCCTTCGTACGACGCGCAGGGCACGAGCCACAGCGCCGCCGCGATTAAGTTCCGGCAGTTCGGCCAGAGCGAACGTCTTCCCGACGCTGGGCGTCCCGGTGCCGGGCTGGACGAGCTTACGCCACGCCGTGTTCAACGGGTCGGACGGCTTTGGGCCGATCCAGTCCGGGGTGGACGGGGCGTCACCGGGTTTCGCCGGCGGCACCAGGCCGATGCCCGGCACCCCGGCGGTGTTCGAGTAGGTGTCGGTGCCCTCTCCAGCGCCAGCGGACGGGCCGTTACCTGCGCCTGCATCGTTTGGGCCGCCGTCGTTGTCTCCCGCGCCGACCCCAGTGTCCCCGCCAACCTCGCCGTCACCATTGTACGCCCTACGGGGTTTCAAAGCCGCGCGAACAGCGGCCACGACGAACGCCGGTTGGTCCTTCAGCGGCTTCGACCAGTCCAGAACCCGGCTAACCCGTCCCATGAATACCGTTCCCCAAGTCCGTGAGCGCTTCCTGCACCGCGCCCACGGGTAGTGCGCTCTCCGCGTCAAGGCGCAACATGTCCGCTACCAGCTTCGCTTGCTCGATTGCAAGATCGGCTTCACGGTCCTTGTCGCGATTTAAGTCGTCCGCACCCGCGCGCTGCTGCTGAAACTCAATCTGCCGCGCCCGCGTGTCCTCGGCCTTTGCCTTCAACGCCAAATCCATCTCGGACGGCCCGGACTGATCGGGGTTCATCAATTTTGCCTGCGCCAGTGCCGCGCCGGTCTGCGCGCCGAGCATCCGCGCGTCCGCCGTCTTCGCTTCCGACGCCGCCTTCGCCTGCGCGGCCAGCAGTTCGGGAGGCGGCGCGCCCTGGGCGGCGGGCGGAGCCATGAACTGCTCGGGGTTCGACCAGCCAAGGGCCGTCAGCGCCATCTTATCCACGGCGATCGGGTCGTATAGGCCGGGCTGGGCCGCCTGAAGCTGTTTCAGCGCCGCGACCTTCATCAGCCGTTGAGAGTGGCTTGCCGTGTTCGGGTCGGCCTGGGGGACGAGTTCACAGTCGTTCAGCGCCTGGATCAGCAGTTCTTCGTTCCACTGCATTGTCGGCTTCCGGCAGCGTTCCCAGAAGCTCTCCGGGTGCTCGCGGAATACCTTAACCAACAGGCGGAACTCGTCGGCCTGGGCCGCGTGCATGCGCTTGTGGACGGCGTTCAGGACCTTCTGCGCCTGCTCGATCATCGCCAGCGTGGTTCCGACCGGAGCGTCCGCGCGCCCCTCGCCCACGGCCTGCTCGCTGGTCCCGCCGACGCGCATGCCGGTCTGCGCCATGTTGTCCGCCAACTGCATCAGGGCTTGGGATGGCTCCTTGTAGGGCAGCGGCATGACGGCGTCCTGGATGCGCGCCCCCTGCGTCTTGATTGGCGCGCCGCCTCCGGGCGGAACCCGGAACATGTTCGT